TCGGGCATCGTGCTCAAGGCGGCGGGCAAAGCAGACGGCGAGGAAGCATCCAAAGAGCTGCTCGGAATCAAGAACCCGGTGGTGGTTGTGGCGGCGGACGAGTTCAACGAGCTGCATCCGGGTATCCTTAAGACTGCTTCCGAAAACTTGATTTCCAACGAAACTTTGACATTTGCAGGCATGGCCAACCCGGACAAGCTCACCGATCCATTCGGCGACCTCTGCGAACCTGACGAAGGCTGGAAGTCAGTGAACGAATCCCAGATGCGCTGGCGCACCAAATACGGCAAATGCGTGCGCTTTAATGCTGAAGAAAGCCCGCGCATTACCGACCCGGACGGACACAAGTTTCATTGGCAGCCGGATCAGGCGTATTGCGACCGCATTGCGGGTCAACGAGGCGGCAAGAAGTCGCGGGGTTACTACCGGTTCGTCAAGGCGTTCTGGTGCCCGGACGGTTCCGCCAATTCGATCTACTCCGAAACTGAGTTTCTCATTTCGTGCGCCCTGAGCCAAATCGAACCAGCGTGGGACACGCATCCGGAAATTCTCGAATCGCTGGACCCGTCGTTTTCACGCGGCGGCGACCGTTCGCAAGCGGCTTTCGGCAAGCTTGGGAAGGTAAATGGCCGCGATCACCTGCACGTTTGCCTTGAAACCACCATCGAGGACGACATCACCGACAAGACCACCCCGCTCAGCTACCAGATTATTCGCAAGTGGCGGGACATGGGCATCCAAATGGGGGTAAAACCGTGCGACGCCATCCACGACAACACCGGAGCGGGCGCTCCGTTTGGGCACATCGTGGACGTGGAGTGGTCGCCTGCGGTGCAGAAAGTCAATTTCCAAGGCAAGGCGTCCGACCGCACCGTGCTTTTTCGCAACGAAGACTGCACCTATTACAACAAAAACTCAGAGTTGTGGATTCAACCGGCCGAGTTCATCCGTTCCAATCAGATCAGCGGGTTGTCAATTGAGACGATGGCCGAGCTGGTGGAGCGCGAGTATCACGCCAAGGAAGGCCGCACCGTGCGGGTGGAGGGTAAGGACGAAGCGAAGAAGCGGCTGAAGAAATCGCCCGACCGCGCTGACGCCTTTCTGTTGTTAGTGGAGAAGGCTGTCACTAAGGGACGCTTTCGTTCAGAGGAAGTGAAGAAGGTCAGCAAGATGGTCAACCGGGGCTGGGAAAAAGTGAAGCAGAAGATCGGTTTGACGACAACCTGCGGCAGCAAAATGCGGCGTTGAGTTTTAGCTGCGGCTAAAATCAGGCAGATGTTACCCATTACACCAGAATGGAAATCCGTCATCTATGCAGGATTTCTTGACATTCTCCGTAGATTCAGCAAGACAGTGGCACTCCCGCTGTCAATGGGTAGTAACCCTTACGTCTTCATGTCACTCTTCACTCAAAGCGAACAACAATTGGACGAGTTGCGAACCCTCGACCCGGAAACGCTCGAAGAACCGAAAAGCCGGATTAGCACACCGGAAGCGGTCAGAGCCATTCACCGCAAACTCGCTTTGGACGATGAGGCTGGTTCCTACAACCGTTCTTTGGTGCAGGCGCAGAAGGACTTCCACGGCCCGCACAACGAAAAAGAGCTGGAGAACAAAGGCCAGTCCGACCGCTTCAACATCACCACTGGGGAGAACGCCACTGTCACCAACGAAGCGACGGCCGGGTTGGTTGACATCTTCACCACTCCCAAGTTGCTCGCCTCCATCCCGCTCAAACGCGAGGTGGACCAGCAATACGCCGAGACGTGGAGCAAAGTGATGGCCGAGGAATACACCGACCTGATTCGCAACGACGGCGGCGAATCGCTGGCCAGCTTCAATTTGATGTGCGACATCTATTCGACCCATGGCGTCGCCATTCCTTACTTTGACGACCGCGAAAATCCGTATTATTCGGTAGCCGGGCTTGACCACTTCAAGTTTCCCCGCAACACCCCGATCATCACCAACAAAGTGCAGCTCTGCACGGCACGGGGAACTTACGGCGCGGCCGACTTATTCAACAAAATCGGAACCGACCCCGACTGGAACGAAAAAGCAATTCGCCTCGCCATCTTGCAAAGCACCGAAAAATCCGGGAATTCTGACTGGAACGACTGGGAAAAAGTGCAGCAGGAAATGAAGGCCAACGAAGTTTACATCGACTGCATTTGCCCGCCTATTGAGGTGGTTCATTTGTGGGTGAAGGAATTTAACGGCAAAATAAGTTACTACATTGCGGCTAAAACGGCACTTTCCGAAAGCCACACCAATTGGAAGGAAGACTTCATTTACAAGTGCGAAGGCCGCTACGACGAAATGGGGCAATTCCTCCAAATCATGGCTTTCTCGGTGGGCAACGGCGGCTTGATTTATACCGTTCGCGGCATGGGCTACATCATTTACCAGCTTTGTAACGCCATCGACATTCTCACCTGCAAAACCTTCGACAACGCCCGTGTCGGAGGTTCTTTGATTTTGCAGCCTGCTTCCATGGACGACGCGCAGGACATGCAGAGCATCGACGCTGGCTGGGGCATCATGCTGCCGCCAAACATGAAGATTCCGGAGAAGCCAATGGGGCAAAACCTGAACAACAACGTGATTCCGGCGCTCAATGAAGCGCGTGGCGTGATGAACCGTGCGACAGGCGGCATGTCAGGAGGAGGGATGATGCTTCAAGACAGAGACTCGCGGGAGACCACAACCGAAGTGTCGGCTAAGCTCGATTTCATGAACAAGATGAATTCGTTTGCCATCAACTTGTTTTACGGCCCACTCGACAACATCACCCGAGAGCAAGTCAGACGCATTTACACCGTTCGTCAAAAAGACCCGACATGGGCCAAGCGCATCAAAGAAATGAAACAACGCTGCATAGATCGCGGCGTTCCGGCCGAGATGTTCAAACTCATCGACTTTGACCGGGTGCGCGCCACCCGCATCATCGGCACTGGCTCCAGAGCTTCGCGGATGATGATTTATGATCAAATGCAGCAGATGTATTCCACTTTTGACGCAGTGGGCCGGGCCAATTTTGAATACGATTACATGTGCGAGATCGTCGGGCCCGAAAAGGCCGAACGTTACGCCGGAAAGCCAAACGAAAAGCGCGAAACCTACGACCATTCAATTGCCTACGTCGAAAACTTCCAGCTTCTCGAAGGAGACTTCTTGGAACCACGCGACGGTCAAGACCACATGGCGCATTTGTCCATCCACATTCCGGAGCTTGCTGGCGAACTTGAACAAGTGAATCAAGGCCAGCTCGATTTGATGTCGTGGACGATGGAGCACAACATGCTTTACACGCATTGCGTTGCTACCATCGAAATGACCAGCGTTCACGAATCGGTGCAGTCGGAATTGAATGGATACCGCCAGCAAGTCCAGCAGATCGGCGAGTTGGTTGTCAACGGACTAAAAATGCTCAACGCGCAAAGCCAAGAAGAGGGCAAACAGGCTGCTGGCCCGGAAGGCGAAAGCGACGAAGCCATTGCTCAACGCAAAGCGGCAAATGAAATGTCCATTGCTGAAGCTAAGCAGGGTCAAAAGTTGCAACACATCATGCAGGAAGGCGTGCTTAAGATGCAGCTTGGAAAACAAGCGTCGGAGCAAAAGCAAGTTTTGTCAGCTCAGGAAGCAATGGGCAAGATTGCCGCGAAAGACGCGGACTTGCAAACCACTCAGCAGCGCAAGCGTGCCGGATCAATCTGAGATTTGCTTTAGCCACAACTAAAACACACACCATGGACCCATTCAGCGAACACCAAAAAACCGAGCTTCGGGAGATGCTTGCCAACCCGCTGTTGCAGGCGGCATTTGAGAACGCACTTTTTAGCGTCATCACCAACCATTCCGGAATGGCGACCGTCGAGTCCGCCGCCCTCGCCTACAAGGTTCAGGAAGGGGCCAAGCTGCTGGTTTCGACGCTCTACGCCAGCGTGGACGCTAAGAAGACAGTTACCACCACCCATCGCCGCTTTAAACCTGAGACACCGATTACCACATGAGTTTTTTCACAAGAAAAGAGAGTGGTGAAACTTATCGGGCGCTTCGGCTTGAATTTACCATTCCTGGATTTTCCGCCCTCAAGAAGTTTTTGGGCGCGAATGGAATCCATACCTGCGGTTTCAGGCTGGAAGACGAAAGCTGGCACATTGACATCGGATGGAAAGAGCCCACATGGCCCGAGGGCATGTATTACATGCGTCCCAGTGAAGGATGCTGGGTTCTTTCTCATGCTGCTTCGCCGCCGATCACCAATCCTTATTTTTGCCTGAGCGATGAGAATTTTCAGGACCTGTTTGAACCAAACACACCAACATGAGCACACCCATTGAAACAACCACAATTGACGCGCCGGAACAAATGCAACCCCAAGCATGGGGCGATCCTACCGGAAAGGGATTGATTGCGGGGATGGATGAATTTTTTGACGGACCGGCAACGCCCGTTGCCAAAGCCGAGCCGGTGAAATCCGCAGAGCCTGTTTACGCTACCCCTGCGGAGCCCGTGAAGGCCGCCGAAGCCCCAGCCGCTACGCTGGTCAAGGAATCCGCTTCCAAGCCCGCAGAGAAGCCCGTAGAAGCCATTGAAGGGCTGGACGAAGGATTCAGCAAAGCGGACGAGTCTGAGCCAGTTGTCAAAGACCCCGGCGCATTTGACGAAGCCGCCTTCGACAAGCAGACGGAAGAGGAAGTGAAAGGGATGGACGCTAAGGCAGGAGAGAAGTTTAAAGCTCTCAAAGCCGAGCTGAAAGCTGCCAAACAAGCCGCGCCACCCGCTGCGCTTACCCAAGAGCTGGAAGAACTCAAAACCAAAGCTCAAGAGGCAGAAGGTCTGCGCGAGCGCATCAAGGAACTCTCCGGCGTTTCTGCCAAGGTAATGGTTGAAAACGACGACCAATACATCAAGGAAGTGCGCGAGCCATGGGGACAAGT